TTAGACTTTTTTGAGATAATCAGCACATACCCAACCAGATGGAATGCGAGCCCAACCGTCACGAATTTCCTTGACTGTCACTCTAGTGCCTTTTTTAAGTGCTCCTGTGAATGTAGCATGCTCTCTTGCGTTGGCTGTTAATTCAGATTTCTTTTTTCTTCTGTAGTCTGTTCCTGGCCCTGTTCTGACTCTTAGACTTGATGCAGTCACTACATAAGTGCCTAATTTATCAGTAGCGTTTTCGGTTGGCTTTTCAGATGGATTAACTACAGCGTAGATTTCCATTAGTCTATTTTTAAATGCTTCCCACTTTGCATCCTGTAATAATCCATTGCAGTTAGGGCATGCCTTGCCATTTACATCATAGTGACGGATAACACGATCAATTGTGATATTGTAGCGCTTCATGATGATTGATGCTAATACCATAGTGTTTTCGATTGTCTTATCTGTAATCTCGACAACTCCATTTTTAACTGAGTCGCACATTTCAATGCTGATGGAGTTGGCATTCTTACAAATATTATAAAGTGGATGATGATTAGACTGACATTTGCCCCCTACTGAATACGCTGCATAGTTGTCTGGCACTGACTGAGTAACGGAATCATCATCTACAAAATAGTGGGCTGATGCCTTCACAACGTTGTTGTGGAAATATTTTCCGTTTCCTTCGTCACTGTCTCCATCGTTAGAAGTATAGTGGATTACTAAATATTTGATAGTGTTTAAATCTCTAGCGCTTCCGTAATTGCTTCTATTCGCAATATTAGTCTTAAAAATATAACTCATGTTTATTCCTCCTCAAAATATGCACCGATTCCGTAATCGTTGGCGCACATATATTCAATTCTGCATCCTCTCGCTTTGTTCCAACCTTTGCAAAAATAAGCAATGTCAGCAGTAGCTAATAATTCAATTGATTTTGCAAGGCACACTAACGGCTTCTGATACTTATTGTTATAACTGTCAATAATTTCTACATCATCGCCGTAAATATTTTTTACCTTCTCGATTGCTCTTTTTCTATCTGCCTTGATTTCTTCTTCAGACAAATCTTTCATAGGTTGCGAAATAAATATTTTCATTTCTAATCCTCCTCATATCTGATAATAGGCGCCTTTGCCTTGATTACATTGATATCTCCTAAAGAGATATGAAACACATCTCCAGCAGATGCTGCCTCTAGATCTTTGCCATAAATCTTACAAGTAATGGCAGTGCTAGCCTTAAATGTACCTGTTGCACTTACATTTGTAGAACCATTTGCAGTTCCGATTAATGTACCAGCATCATGTAATGATGATTTAGAAGGTACTACCTTAATCTTATATTCTGTGAAAGCTACGTCAGAAGTGAAACTGAATGTAGCCACGTTTTTAGGTGCTGTCTTAGAGATTCTTGAGACGTCTGGACCAATGATAGTAACGGCTGGTACTGAAGTATCTAATGTGATGGTAGCAGATGCAGCAGCAGTCTCATTGCAGACATCATCACGTACTTTTACGTATACAGTCTTGAGTCCGTCGCCTGTTGGAAGTGCAATACTTTTTGTTGATGCAAAAGTCTCCCATGAAGCACTATCTTCAGATGATGCTCCATCAATCCCCCAAACCTTCATCTGATATCCTGATGTGGATGTATCAGATACTGAGATGCTTAAAGTAACATTCTTAGATGTAGTATACTGAGAGCCATTATTTAACTTGATAGTAAGCCCCTGGGGAGCAAGAGTATCAAGTGTTAGATTAAAGTAACTTGCCATGATTATTTCTCCTTGTTAATAGCATTTTCAGCCACTTCTAAACCTTTTGTAAGTACGGATGGTACGTTATCCCCTGCTTCAACGAAATTTTCAAGAATACTGCGTAACTCATTGATAATGAGAGATGCCAATGTGAACCATCCAACATAAGTAGTAATTGTTAGATCAACATTGATAGTCTGACCAATCTCAATAAAAATCGCTGATGCGAGAAAAGCAACGAGTACCATTAACCAGTACCCTAACTTTTTCCATACACCACGCACTCCCTTGGCGCTGTTGTCTTTGCCTGTCAGTCTTGATTTTCTAACTCCTGTAATATAGTCGATAATATTCAAGACTAAAAAACCAACAAATAAAAACCAATGTGTGCCTAATGCAGCGGTTAACACTGCTACAATAGTGCCCCCTACTGCATTAAGAGTGTCCATATATTTTAATGAAGTATCGTATAATTTCATTTTATTACCTCTTTCATATTTACATGTTCTCAGCGACGATCCAAGCGTCTAACTGAATTTGAGTGATATTTGAATAACTTTGATAGTTATTGTGAGCAGAGTTACACTGCTTGAATTGCATATACAACTCGTTACCGTTTGTTACGTTGAATTTGACAGGAACGTCAAAGAATCCACCGTTAGCCTGTATGATTGCATTGGCATCCGTATACCCCATGTTAGGAGCTCGCCAAGGAAATGCGTTAGTACGAACAGGAGTGTATAATTTAAATCCATTAGTTCCGTTAGAATTGAGATGATTGACCGATTGATCAAATATAATACGATATATGTTTATGTCACCTAAACACTGTCCGTATATTGTTCCTGTAAATGTGCCACCATTTAAACCTACACTCAATTGTCTCTTATCAATCGCACTGCTGCCTGTTCCTAGAATATACCCCTTTAGATACTCGGCAATGTTTTCTAGCCCCCAATCATTCGGATGGATTCCATCCGAACTCATCATATTTTCAAAAGATAGGATGTTTTCGGCACCCGGTACTAACATAAAAGGCTGATTTGTATAGCACGCTTTTGATGTGTATGCAGGCATCAATTTATATCTTAATTTAAACTGATTATTCCTATCTTTGAATGCAACCCCAAAAGGCGCAAAGTGAACAACTGCATTTGGATATGTACTCTGTACATAGGATATCAGTGTATCAATGTTGGATTTAACAGTGTCAATTTTATCAGCATATGCCAATTCATTGTATCCTCCCCCTATCAATACATCAGTTACCATTTTTTTATTGCTCACCTGAACACCTTTAAGAAGAGTCAGATAGTTATTGGATGGATTAGAAAAGGATGCACCACCTTTATGATTGATATAGATGTTGTCTGCAGAGAAGTGGCAATTCACTAATTTATTCTTAAGTCTGTCACACCATCCTGTGGCATTTCCATCAGGAGTATAACCATCTCCATAACTGTCACCAATAAAAATCAGTTTTCTTTTGCTTCTGTCTTCTAGATTCATCTTAGTTCCTACCACCCTTTTTCCATCTCCTGAATAGGCAATCAACCCTTCTTCAATGTTATCATCAGTTACTGTACTGTCTGATATATCAATCAATGTATTGCCGTTATATATGACCTTGTTGATGCTCATATAACCACTCCTATGCGATTGTTACTGTAGTTCCGCCAGCAGAGTTCTCACTTTCTGCGTATGGAATCGGATTAACAGTAACCTGTGATAAATAGTTATATCCCGTATCGGGCATGATTGTTTGCGCAGTTGTACTAGGTGTCACTGTCTTCTGTTGAGGTTTAGCACCTTCTGTACCCGACATAGTACCTTTGATGCCTAGGATTGTTACTCCATCACGAATATTCGTAGGAATAAGTTTAGCCTGTTCAGCAGTAGCAATCTGAACATTACCAGAACCATCGTGGAACCCCTGAGGAATCGTATATACCTGTGCCTTGGTTGTGATGCTTCCTTTAACAGAACCATTGTTCTTCATAGTACCTGTTAATTTAGTACCTCTAGCGTATGCAGTTTTTCCAGCTAGCATTTCAGCAACTGCCACAGTCGCATCACCAGAATCTACATCAAATGTACAAGTACCAGTGACTGTGGCACCTGTCTTATCATGAAATGTTAGATCCTTCAATACTTTGTCTGCTGTAGCAGTGTCGCCTGTCAAGTCGATTAATGTCTTGCCACCATAGACGACCTTATTTATATGTTTAGTTTCTGCCATGTTATAATTCCTTTCCTATATAAACTGTATTTCCACCTTCATCGTTTGATGTCTCGAAGAAGGGGATTGCACTAATAACCACATCTTTTTTCATTAACTTATCTTTAGTATCTAGTTGTTGTTTTTTGATTGCTGGAACAACCTCATACTCTCCTAAATAAGCATCATAACTTTTGTCAACTTCAAATAAATCATCATAATGGAATTTAAAGCCGTTTTCCATATCATGAACTTTAAATTTAAAAGATGCGTCATTAGTATGAAATTTTAACCTGAATCGAATATCATTAGACCTAAATTGCACATCAGATCACTCCATCTTTTAAGATCTTATCAACATATATTTTAATGATATCTGATGCGATAGCTTCACCATCTCTTGTAATTCCTCTCACCTGTGCTTCTGCCTGTAGATTCTCTTTTAATTTAAGAGTTTCTTCCTGTGTAAGGTGTATTTTTATCTGTCTTCCTTCAAGCCCTTCACATTCAATTTTTTTATTGAGCATAATTCGTTCATTTTGAGCAATCGTGAAATAAGCGTAAGAAAGTGTAGATATATCAAAAGGAAACTCACATGTTATTGTTGGTGATGTACCTCTAATCATATGCATCACCTCCTATCTAAGCATCATGTGACTGCCTGATAGCCATGTTCCTTTAGGAACAGTGCAATTCTTCATAGAGAATACACTGAAACCGTTTTTGTTTCTATCATACTTGAACATGATTGGACAGTCTGGACTAACAGAAATATCAAACATGAAAGCTGTATGGGTTTTAAGAACATTTTTCATTGTAGAATCATTTCCGAATTTTTCTCCATCGGCGCCACCAGTCATGTTCCATGCATTGGTGAGTGTGCCGTACCAGCAGAATTCCACAATAGTATCATTCCATTTAGCCTCTAACGTAATACCATTCTTGACATCGAGAACATCATGCCCATAGAATTTTGTTCCGCTTTCTTGTGTATTTACCTTATTAATAAGTTCTCTCATACTCATATATTCCTGACATTTACGCTCAACAGATGTGATATTTAATCCATCTAGATGCACCGCATATAACACTAAGTCTCTTGTGCCTGTGCCGCTGTATATGTCGGTCTGATTGTATGATGGTTCTGCTCCACCTGCTGGACCTTTAATGACTGTGAGTGTATGAGTCTCTTTTGTGCCTGTGGTTGTAAACCTTGCTACAATCAAGTCAGTACGTTTCACACCGCTCGAACCGTTTTCAATACGTACTGTTTCGCTGCCAACGATTCTCATAAAACGACCATAGTTGCACAGGATGCCGTCATTAATCTTTATTTCATTGTTGGAAACAATTTCAGCCGTCATTCTACTTCCAGCATGTAAAACACCTTGATAGTCATATAGCGCTAGATACATATAGCCATGTAGCTCAGCGCTGACTTCAGCATCTGTAATATTAATATTCTTTATCACTTCGCATCACCTACCTTGTATGAGATTTCAATATCATCATCACTAATCTTGATTATTTTTTGAGTTATCGGCTCCTTGAACGATATGCCTGTAATATTTTCTTTTGCTCCGACAATGTCAAAGAGTTCTGCATCATCAGCATCAAAAGAGATTTCTAGCGTATCGCTCTCGTTTGCTTCTGCTACCTTTTCAGTCGCATTCTTGATTAATTCATCACGTTTTTCAACATTCACGTCCTCATGTTTATAGGTTTTTCTGTCTAATCCAGTATATGTCTGATTGGATTCGGACCATGAGCCATCAGACTGTAGATATAGATTAATTCTTAATCTATTCAGGAGTTCACCTTTTCCCAGACATAAAATATGATTATATGGCTTAGATTCGGTCTTTACTGTCATATCTATCTGATAGTCATTGTCATACTGTAGCGTGTTGCTTAAATCGTTGATTTTTTCGGCATATAGATGGATTTTCCCATCAACACGATGCCTAATGCACAATCTCGCATTACTAGCGCCTAATGCTTTCTCTAAGGCTTGTAAAAGATTTATATCTCTTACATCATATTTAACGTTGATATTGCTAGCGCCTATGTTATCGACTACAAAGAGATTGCTGAACCTACCATCAATCAACACATTGATGCATGTGTTAGCTTCACCATTTAAAGTTAAATACGCGCTTCCTGCTGGAGGCTGTACATATTCCTTTTCCAGTAATCCTCTAAAAGTTACTCCAATCATAGTGATGGTATTGTCTGATGTATTAATCTTTAAACGCTGGATTACTCCACCAATTTCTGTATTCTCTTTGTAAAAAAGAGACCCAATCGTAAATAATGGGTCTCTATCTTCTAGTGACAAAGTTAATTCAAAATCATTCTTAGATACATCATACTTTCCTATCTCAATGTCAGCGTTGAAATGAGTGAGGTATCCTAGTTCGTTATAGTTAGCATCTGTATAGATATATTCTAATCCCACCTAGGCTCACCTCTTCTTTCAATCAAGACTATGTCAACTTTTTCAACTCCAACTGTAGTTATGTCAAATGAGCCTTGAGGTATCTTCTTAAAAGCATCATATGACTTGTTACGTGAATTGAATATGTTTGACTGCATTCCATTAGATGAATACTTTGTGATAGTCTTCTTGAATGTGTCAATCTCTGCACATTCTTCAGCATTCAAGGTCACATATAACTGATAAGTGTTGTCACTGATATTGACAATAGGATTCGTGCATCTTCCATAGATTCGCATAATCATGTCCGTATCAGTAAATGAATCATTTACAACATTTACTGTTTTTGGGACTGAATACGTAAAAGGATACGTGAAAGGATATTTAGTGACAGTTCTCGAACTGCTGGAGCTGAAGTCAGCGGTGTAGGTTGTCTCTTTAATCCAATAAGAGTCGTCTGTAGTGATTTCAACACTTAAATATAAGAGTCTCTTGTCAATTAGATATTTGCTTTTAGTGGACTTGATTGCATAGCAATAATATTTATAACCATTGATTTCAAAATATCCTTTTTCTTTTTTTAGTATGTCTATTTCAAAATGCTCATAAAATTGGTTTTTAATCTCATTAGCTTTCTGCTGATCAACAAGGAAAACAAAAGGAATTGTCTTAGTGACAACCCCTTTATAAAATCCTGTAATCCTATTGTTATTCGTTTTAACGCTCCACTCAAAATCACGTAAATCACTATAATTTGCAAAGATACCAAGAGAAGTAAAGTCTAGTGTTTCATTGTTTGAATTTGTATGTTTAATTTTATCCAGCATATTTTCTCACAATCCTTCCTACTTCTCTGCCATCTAACATAACAACGAAAGAGCCGTCATTTAAAGCTTTTACGATAATATCGTGCATTCTATCTTCATCAGACAATAAAGCGATTATTCTGTGTAACGCTTCTAGGATTTCATCAGCTCTATTGTTAGATGCCTGATTAATCATCTTCATTAATGTATCTCTTCCAGCCACAACTTCAGCACCTGCTTCTCCAGCACCTAACATATGACCATTAGACATTCCAAAGATAGTTGGAGCATCCAAGATCATTGGGTTATCCATCGCTTGCGCATACCATTTAATGCCTAGTGATGGGATTTTACCCTTTAATAAATCCCCAACGTTCCAGCCGTTAGGTTTGATATTAAAATGAGGTAACGGAATATGAGGCCAAGAAATCTTAAAATTAAAAAATCCTTTAATCTTATTGATGATGGCTTTCACAAAATTAGCAGCAGCACTCATTGGAGACATGATAGCGCTCTTGATACCATTCCAAACACTTGAGGCATGTGACTTGATAAAATTAAACCCAACTCTAACACCGTTCTGCAGTTCTCCTATAATCGCCAATACTTTAGTCTTAGCGCTAAAAATAGGACTTTGAATTACATTCTTGATGTTGTTGAAAATGCTTGATACATGACTTTTTAGACTGTTAAATAGGTTCTTTGCCGTGTTGACAAGCGAGCCACCCATACCACTGATACCTTTAGCGATTCCACTAATAAGGCCTTTTCCTAAGTTCCACCAATTTATTGCATTCCATACTGCAAAAATGGCATAGATAATTTTAGGGATATTCGCGATTAATGAAGGAATTGCCATTACTAATCCTTTAATGATTTCCGCAATAATCTTAATTCCCCACACAAAAATAGTCTGTGCACTGTTAGAAAATGCATCTGCTAGGTTCGCTATGATAGTAGGCACTTTAGATATTAAAGTAGGAAGTGAACTCATTAACCCTTGAACTAAAGAAAAGATTAATTTCATTCCGACACCTACTAAGATGGGAAGATTAGTTAATATCATCTGTGATAGCTGAATTAGAATATCAAGAAATCTCGACAAGAACGAAGGCATATTTGAAGATATAGAACTTCCTAAACTGTCAATTATTTTCGCGCCTATCTGAATAATAATAGGAAGACTATTTATAATAGCGTTAGTAAGCGCCGTTATCATCTCTATTCCTTTTGCAGCTATTGAAGGCTTCCCACTGTCAATAGATTTTAGGAAACCATCTACTATATTCGCATTTCCTTTCAAGAATTGAGGAATCTTATTGAATATATCTGTTAATTCTGAAAAAATCGGTTCCAATATTCCTGGGAGCGCACCGATTAGCCCAGCCACTAAATTGATAGCTGCAAGGATTAATGATGGTGCTAAATCAATAATCGTATTCATCAATTGCGGAGTTATCTGTATTAGTGCATTAGGTAGTGCATTAAATACTTCCTTGATTTTTGGAGTCACGTTTTTAGCGAGAGTTCCTAAGCTGGTAGTGAACTCACTGATAAGCGGTCCGACTGCCTGTTTAGGGTCTGCTAAACCTGTTAAAAGGTTATCCCATGACGCTTTTGTCATCTTCATAGCACCGTCGATGGTTTTCATCGCTTCTTCGCCAGTAGTACCAGTTATTCCGAGTTTGCCTTGAATAGCGTTAATTGCTTTGTATACATCACTTAAATTATTAATATCATAATGTATACCTGTCAGTTTTTCGGCGTCCTGTAAAAGTCGCTCCATTTCTGACTTAGTACCACCGTATCCCAATTTTAAATTCCTTTGTATTCATGTAAGGTCGTTAATCTTACATCGTTCTCTTATGAACTGCTTTATATCACTATAAAGAGTAGACTATCTCTTGAACGATATAATCGTTCCCTCGCACTTCCAATCACTTGATTGTACTCTACTCACTTTCATAACATTTATTATGTGCTTTCGATAGTCGTTACACCTTACTATTTCTAGTCTTGGCACGGTATTGTCTTTTCTAAGAGTTCCACCGTTTTCACGAGGTTTTAGTTGAACTATTTTGTTAATCCAACATTGTGTAGTTCTGCTTTGAGAACCCCTGATAAGCGTTTTGGATATCTTCCATGTTGGTACCCATCTTATTCGCATTATCAGCCATATCAATAACAGCCATATTAGCAACCTTAGCCGCTTCTGTCTCATTGGCTGTTGATTGCTTTAATGCTGCAGCGAAAGAAGTAATAGTGTTCATATAATCATTCGCACTCATTCCAGCCGTCTTATATGCTACTTTTGCATTATTCATAACGTCCGTCTGTGCCTGTATCAACTGATCATATTTTCCTTTCGCTTGTCCGACAGTCTCGCCGATTGATTTAGCGTACTTCTTTAGGCTCATGCCCTGAGCACCAAATAAGGTTTCGACACCACCAGCTAACTGCTCATACTCCGAATAAGAAGATACAGCAAACTTAGTAATAGTACCTATTGCAGCACCTGCTGCAGCAACTCCCTTAACTGCTAATTTTCCAATCTTAGGAGCGAGTTCTCCTATTTTGCTAACGTGCTTTTCTAGTTTGCTCGATTCGTCTTTTGCTGTGTTAGTTGTATCTTTTAAATCTTTCTTTGTCTTATCGACACCTTTCAGTCCGATAATACCAAAGAGTTTAAATAATTCTAACATTTATTTCCCCCTCTCTTTTTCTTAAAGATTAGGATTAAAACTGTTAAGAATTTCATAGGAGTCATTTATAGTTGTTTCCATCTCTTCATCTGTCATTGTTTCAGACGTTTCAATTCCTGTGTTTTTCTTCCACTTAGCCATCATTTCATTTTTAAAGTCAGCAAATGACTTGTCATAAACTTTTGATTTCCAAATATCATATAGTTTTTCATCTGACACATTGTCAGCAAGCTCGGAAATGAACTCTGAAAAATTAGAAAAAGAGATCATGTTATCAATCAGTTCCATGGGGTTGGAATATCTCTTGTAGACCAAATCCATGAAGCCGACTTCTCCTATTTCAGCAATCCAGAAACAACCTTGTAAAAATCTTTGAATTCATCTTTTTGAAAGATTTCAATAATCATCTGTGCAAGTTCTGCAAGTGATAAGCATTCAACCTGCTTTCTATTTAGATTACTTACAGCTGACAAGAATTCAAAAACTTCATTTTCACACTTGCCAATGTTTTCAAAAATGACAGAGACACAAGAAAGAATGATATTGAAACCAACTTTTTCAGTTAGTTCCTCTTTTGATAGTCCTTCCTTATTCTCTGCTAGTTTAGCAATCTCATTTGCATTAAAGCATTTTTTGAATTCCATAATGCCAAACTTATTGATTAGTTTAATGATTAAAAATGCATCTGTTGCTTTTAGTTTTCTTAATTTATATTCCATAAATAACTCCTTTCAATTCTTAATAATGGTTATGCAGCTACCGCATTAGGGTAATAAATGTGATAAGGTAGTATATTCTTATCAGCCTGTTCTAATTCTGCATAGCATTCAAATTCTGCTTCAGGTACTACCATCTTTTTATTTTCGCCTTCAACGGAAAGTCCTGATGTACATAAAGCATTATCAAAAATAACAATGATTGGAGTTCCATCAATCTTCTTTCCGACATACGCTAGATGTTCATAATAGTCACCTGTCTCAATCTGTGGCTTAGACACTAATTCTGTATATCCTGTTGCCGTGCTGTTTTCCGCTTCTTTAGCAAAGATAGACTTTTTAATAAAATCAGGAGTGATTTCTGCCATTTTAAATTTCATCTTGGCGCTTTCTCCGACTTTTAGAGTGCCACCAACGAATTTGACTGTTGCTCCATCAATATCTAAGTTTAATAGCTCAGGAGAAAAACTTACTGAACCACCGCCTGATGTAGCACAAAATAATGATTCTACAAAGTTCCATTTACCACCCTCATATTTCAAGCCTTTATGAATAGTTCCAGCACCTAACATAATGTTTTCAGGTGTTTTGGCTGTAATCCCACTTGAAGGAATGATTTCATTCGCCATATATTTATACCTCCCATTCTTGGATTGTTAAATTAATCTGTATTTTCTGCAATTCTATATCGTCTGTGCGAATCGGCATTGAGTAGTCATAATGTACGGCTATGCCTGCTCCGTTCGACAAGATAGCTCTCTTATCCTTGAGAGCCTTTTTAATAATTTCCTTTTGCTTTTCTAGTTCTAAGTAACTGCCTCTTGTGACACCTGTAAGAATAAAAGTGGTTCCTTGGTAATTGGTCTCTGCACTGTATTCATTTTCTAAGTACTCGCCAACCCAATAAGGATATTCAACCTTATCAGTCTTGTAATAAAGAAAATGATAGTTCACAAGTGGTTTTAATGTCTTAGAAATAAATTTCAAGCCTTCTGGTGTCATTTTCCAATATCTCCAAAGATTTCCTCGGCTCTTGCTTGAATCTTTTTCTTAGAGGAGTTCTTGGCTTTCTCGAGCGCTCTTGATGGTGCTTTTCCTGTAGTAGTAACCCACCCATATTTAGGGTGTTTATATTTCCACTTGGTTTTTCTACCATTGCCTTTAAGAGCGTACTCACCTGTGCCGAATTCTTCCCATATAGCATTCTCTTCTGCTGATCCAACAATACCGATCATATTGTCAGCATCTACCACGTGCTCCCACGAGTTTTTTAACTGACCAGTGTCCACTCTGGTGTTTCTTTTAACTTGTGACTCAAGTTCTCCGCTTGCTTCTTCCAAAAACTTTAAAGCTGCATTCTCAATTTCATCGATTATAAACATTGAGTTATCTTCAAACTGTACGCTCATCTTGTGCTCCTTTGTACTGTAGATAGATTTCTAAGTGTTGATGTAAATTCATCGGATCATCAATAAGAGTTACATCATAGACTTCACCATTCACAATCAGTCTTGAGTTATCAGCCTTATAGCCTTTTAAATCCTTATAATCACAGATGAAGATATGAGTTGACTCCTGTACCTTTGCATTAAAGTTAGTGTAATGACTATCACCGCTTGATAAGTCTAAGAAGCCAAACAAAGAGATTGATTCCGCATAATCTTCAATGGGCTCACCAATATCGTTGAAAGAATAGATGCACTTTTGAAGAGTTGCTGTAATGTTTCCACCTATCATATTAGAATCTCGCTTTCATATAAGGCTTTAGGAAGCCTGTGAGAGACTTTGGATAGCCAAGAGAGGAATTATCCCCATCCATATTAAAATATGTAACAGAGTGTCTAGAAATCGTTTCTGACTGTACTCCGACCTTGCTTCTATTCTCTTTGTCCCATTTCATGAGGTTGATAACACCCATTTTAATGTCGGCAGGATATTCAACTTTAGTACATAAGACACGAACCTCATTATTGACAGGCTTGTCAACCACAAAGTCATGCTCATTTGCTTCTGTAACAGTATATAGAGCATCGTTAAAAGATGAATTAGATACCTGTACAGTGTCACCAACCTTAAAAAATTGAGGACCATTAAAAGAAAAACGACCGTCTGAAATATTGGCGGTCGTTCTAAAATTGCGCATTTGGAAATTATTATTAGTGTATTTTCTAATCATCAATTCTAAGGCTTCTAATTTCATCTTGATGATTCCGTCAGATTCATCCGTATCGTTCAAAAGCCTAAATTCTTCAATTGTCATGATCATAGAAAATCACCTCTTTTCTTATTTTTTAGCATTGCCTTTTGGCTTGGCTTCTGTTTTTGGTGCTTCTGAAACTGCTTCAGTTTCTTCTTTCACTTCTTCTACAGTGTATCCATGTTCTTTGAACCACTGTGCCACCCATTCGTCATATACTTCAGCCTTGCCATAAGCAAACTGAACACCTGCAGCACCGATGCCACAGTAGTCTTCAATAGGTGTCTTCACTTCATAATGTTTCTTTTTATCCATAGTCATGCCTCCTATAAGATTTTAACGTTTCTTAATACTCCAGCGCCTTTTGTATTCTTTAAGGCAACACAAGCAACCATTTCAACTTCGCCCTTCTTAACTGCTCCTGGAGTGTTGAAATCAGGTAAATAAGTATTCACTCCGCTAGATCCTGTTAAAGTAACACCGTGGAATCCTTTCTTTACATCGAACTTAACAGCATAGATATCTGTTAATCCTGTCACACTTGCTTCAGAACCAACTTTTCTAGTCTTTAATCCGATGATAGGAGTTTCAACAGCTGTTTCTCCTGAAGCAGTTACAACGTCTCCTAAATCAATTAATCTTACTTTATTTTCTCCAATAGTAGTAACGACACGGCCGAAAGCTTCTTCGCTTTCTGTCTTATATCCTAATACTCTAGCGACAGTCTGAATTTTAGACTTCATATCTTCATTTACAAATAAAGCATCTGCGCCTGTTCTATTGATTAATTTGATTAATGCTTCATAGAATACACTGGCATTTTCTTCTAGCTTAGCCATTGTTGATAAGTCATAGTAAGCGCCTGTGTTAAATTCTGTTGTCTGACCAACTAAGAACTTGTCTAAACCGTCAAAGGTTTCAGAGTTAGTTGCTGAATCTCCATTGATCATAGCATTGTGGAATGTTCCAATTGCTGAGATGACCTTTTCATCAATCTGGTATGCCATGTTATCGTACATGCCTTCTGCATCCTTGATAACACGGTCAATTTCAAAAGCGCCACCGAATACCTTTAGGTTAACGGCTTTCTGTTCTAATTTTGCTTCGCTAGAAGCATATTCAGTATTTAAAGCACGGAATGCAGTGTTAGAAGGTAATTTAGTCTGTACATATCCATATGTTAATGTAGAGCCTCCACTTGGTGATACTGCATTATCGAATGGTAATAATTCTAATACTTCGGAATGTCTGATAAATGAGTCAACTACCTGTTCAGCGACTTTGTCATGCATTCCGACTTTCATATCTTTTAATAAAATTGGCATATATTAATCCTCTCTTTATTCTTTGTTTTCATATCTGTTTCTGATTGCTCCTGTCAATGTGGTTGGTTCAGGAGTATCGTCGGTTTTGCCACCTGGTAAGTTATTTTCATCAATTTTCTTAGATGTTTCGGCTTCGAACTGATTAGGATAAATAGTCTTTAAATTCTTCATTTTTTCATCAATGCCTTTTAACTTGCCGTTTTCGTCAAGTTCAGCCTTAAAATCACTGTCATTACCTAATTTAAAAAGTAAATAATCAATGTCGTCAGCCTTGGCACCAGCTGAAAGAAGTTCAATCTTTAATGCTGACTCTGTCTTTGCTTTTTTTAGTTCTTCCTGCTGATTTCTGATAGTTGTCTCAAATTCTGCAATCTTAGCAGCCATATCTTCGCCTTTTCCGGCCGATTCTTTTAGACCTTCAATAAGTTTCTGAGCGTCCGTTAAATCGGTATCTTTCTTATTTAATAATTCCTCAAGAGCCGTATATTTGCCTTTATCAACGTATTTACCACTTGCTAGATTTGCAATCTTAATCTGTTTATCCCTATTCGCTTCATTGCCGTTATATGCATTTACTGCATTAGCCACCTGTTCAAATAACTCAGTGCCTAGAATATCCTTAAGAAAATCCATGTAATACCTCTCTCCGCTACGTTTTTAAATCTAGTGTCTTCTAGTGCGGTCGCAGTTTTAACATCATGCTGGATGAATTTTATAAACCTTTTAAATGCCATGTCCAGGGCAAAATAAAAAGAGCCTACGTCTAGCCTCTGTTTCTATTTCTGTTTAATACATTGTTTTTATTCTTATATTGTGGTGGATCATGAGAAAGTTCTACTGTTTCATAGAACTCATGACCGCATATCATGCACTCATAGTGCGTTTTTCTGATTGCACAGCCTCTGTTTTTATCGAAGTATCTTCTTAATTCTACTTCAAAATAACAGTGCCTGTGTGGTCGTAGTCCTTCAGACATTAAATACCTCCTTTCAGAGTAAAATAAAAACGGTTCTGAGGAACCGTTTAAATAACTTCTACTTTCTAAACATTAATAGTATTTCTTCTGTTGGCTGATCCAGATGGTGTTCTTGTAAATATTTTGTCAAACCACGCAAATCATACGGCACCGGTTTTGTACTACACTTTTCACCATCTTCTAAATCCCCAACATATATGCCTTCGAATCCATCTTCTTCTGTCGGATCTGGTATTGGCTCAAATTTATTCTTCATCATTCATCCCTCCAATTGCACTTTGCTAATAACTCTTTTGCTGCTGCGGTATCTAAATAAAAATCATAGCCACCTACATATTTTGCACCTATTTTACTAATATAATAATTTAGTAATTTACTATTTGCAGCCTTGCTTTCAACATAACCATCATAACCCTCATCAAACGAGGCCTTTGCTGCAATAGCAAATAAATGGGCACCGATTCCTTTATACTCTTTATCTTTCGTTAAATGGCCGTTACTTTTAGGATTGGCGACTATCCAATGAATCTTTATAGTTAAATTTTCATGCACAGGTTTATACGCTATAAGCCCTTGTATTTCCTCGTTACCTTCTGCGAATATAGCTTTTATGATCTGATCATGTGGAACCTTAGTCCAATTAATGACCCATCCGCTTGTCTTATTATATCCTTTTAATTCACTTCGTTTCATTTCTTTCACAGTAGTATTAACCACTCTGCCTGTTTTGCATTCAATAAGGCAAGGCGCGAACCCATCTATTTCTATGTTTATATTACCATCATCATTTGAGCTTTTCAATCTGTTCGATGTCATCAAGTATTTTTCTCTAAAGTCTCGAAAATCATCGCTCTTATCAATCCCATAATACTCAGCTCTTTCTTTAAGTGTCTTCAGTTCATCAGCATCTAAAGCCCACCTAGCACGTTGAAGGAGTGCACATCTACAGTTTACATCCTGTGAAGCAATCCCAAAGCCACCAGGATACATAACCTCCATGTCATCAACTACAAAAGGCTCGTCTATTTCTGCAAGCTTCCCATCAAGAACTCTATGAAGCGGTCTAGTTCTTCCGTCAAGTGTAGCATCCCACTGCTTGACTACTTCACAACCTTTGGCTTTTGCTGCATGCTGTGCATCATTGGCACCAAGAACCTGTATTCTATGCCCTTCTGTTCTAGCAATCCTCATTGCTTTGTTAAAACCAATATTAGATGCTCCATCTATGTTTCTAGCAATGTGTGCATAAGACGAAGATGTGGCTATACCTCTTGAGATATGCTTTGCAATCTGCTTTTTGAGGACTCCAACATCAATACCCATTCTAGTATACAGTGGTACACTCAATTTAGTATTTAATGTCATAGCCCTTGTGACTTGCTTCTCATTGATAGGAGTAATTAGCGGTATGCCTTGGCCTTGAATATCATACATAGTTCCGATATATCCTGTGTAATAGGAATCTGTTAGATATCTTGTAATACTGTCATAAGAATCAGCGTTTAAATTCCCAATCAGTTCATCTAACTGCTTTTTGAGATTTTCTTGAAACTTCTTCTGATATATCTGAGATTGAAGCAATGATTTCTGCTTTTCATCTAATTCATCAAATACAGAAAGGAGTAAATCAATCTTACCGTTTGAAATCCTTATTTTCTGTTCTACTTCTTTGGCTGCATCTTCATATATCTTTTTTAATTCCTTCAGAAGCTTCTTCTCTTCTCGCAGTTTGGCTTTTTCAACTTCTAGCTGTCTCTTATTCATCTAGCACCGTATTGTTTAACGTATCGGTCACATCATCTACTTGCTCGTACGCTTCTTTTGGCTTTGGGAGTTTATCTTTGATTTCTTCATAATCAATATCCAACTGTTCACAAATCAATTTAACAATAGTCTCGTTATCGATTACTTCAGCAAGTGAAAGAATGGTATTAATTTCAGTCTGTCTCTTCTGAGCCTTTAATAATTCAATCTGTGCATTGTCTGATTCATTTGTTATGATTTCTTTTTCAAAGCTGTAATAAACATCATCGATATCATAATCGGTCTTATTGTTCTTGTTGATTTCCTTTAGAACAACCTCAAGGATGTTATCCAGGAACTCCTCAATCCTTGCCTGCAGCTTATTACACTTAAGATCTAGAAGAGCGTATCTTGATTTGATTACTACGTTTGTAACATTGCCGTCACCTACCTGTGCAGAATTAAAGCCCATGCCAAAACGATAGATATTTTCTTCATCCTTATCCATGTTCGCAACTCTCGCTTGATAAGGTACTTCAACAGTATGAACTTCAAGCCCTCCACCTTCTGGAACTCCCATCATCTTCTTTGTTTTCAGATTAGTTTGTAATTCTTCAAAGTCATTCCCTTCAAAGCCCTTCACTATATAAATTGGATTGTCAAAGTCGGCTAAGTTATTGGACAAGCCACAAGCCATCATGTCATAATCATCAATCAACGACTTAATAGCCTTGACTCCTGAATGCTGCTTCTTGTTATTGTCTAGTCGAAAGAAAGGTATATAACCAAAATTCTCATAATAAATAGCATTGTCGCCATCTTTTGTATAAATAACGTGTGGTCTTGGATTGATACGTTTAGAATCGTCTAAAAGAAGTCTTCCGTTTTCTTCCTGAACATAGTAATATGTCTGATTTTCATCCCATACCTGAATACGTTTAATTGCTTTGTTATCTTTGGTCAGTTTATCAATGTACCAATAAATGACATATGCGCATCCATCATCAGTCTCTCTTTCTCTGACTTCAATAACTCCTAGAGAATCAGCACGCTCGAATGTTAATCTGCCTTTCTTGTTTACGTAGGCATACATATATTCAAAGCCTTTCGTGATAGCGCCAGTAATCACTTCACTAAGAGCGTTTTTGAATTTTCTATTGAAATACTTATTCAACTCTTTCTGAAGTTTAGTGTCATCTGAGTGAACTATGCCGTCTTTTCCGCTCAAGATATACTGTACTTCCTGGTCCACCAATTCACCAAAGAAGCCGTGACACTTCTTAACATTGGCTCTAGTTGTATCTTCGACTAAAACACCGTCCTGATTATAGTAGAACATTCTATAATCTAAGATATCGTGTTCAGACTCATAATAGCGTTCTCCGACTCTTGCGAGTCGTTTCTTTTTTGATGTCTTATCATCATTGATAAACTTCAAGATTTCTTCTTCTGTCAGCATTCAATCACCTCTTTTTCAAAGTCATCAGCTAAACCAACAATATGATCAGCATAATTTCCAAATAAATCGCACATTGTTTCTTCTGTATAGCAATCCATTGAGAAGCCTAAAGAAAATAAAAAACAGTGGCATAATTCATGTATCACTGTTCTTCTTGTTAACTCCTTAGACATTCCTTTTCGAATATAGATTGTTTGTTCTAGAAACTTCGTAAGGCCTAGGATAGTGTTATCACCGTCGTTTAAAAAGTCCTTATCGCTGTCGGCATATTCCATTGTCCAGTTGATTCCATTAATATTAAATTCCATGTAGTTGTCTCCTTTATAAAGTCCACTTTTTCTGAAGTATTTCGTACTCCATGGCGTATCTAGTTGCATCAATAGCGTGGTTATTCTTATCAGGAAAGTCGCCTCTGAGGTTACCGTCCTTATCTTTTTCAATCTCATATTCATTAAATTCCCTGTAAGCATTAGGACATCTAACAGGATCTATGATGATTGATTCTAAGTCCTGTAAGAACTTAATACCGTTTTTTACACTGTCAGGGCCTTTCTTGGCGCCTGTTATTTTTAATCCTAACAGTTTGAACTCGTTTATAGTTCTTGGTTCAGCTGAATCGGCAGTGACCTGATCGTTAAGCGGGTTAATCTCTTTGATAAGTTTAACGGCATCAGCATTTGACAGCCTAGTGCCATATACTTCATCAAAAATAAAAAGACGTCTGCGCGTCTTATCATAATTTGCTTTGATAAAAGCCAAAGGGTCACCAGCATAACCAAAGTCTAGTCCGAATTTTAATCTATCGAATACATCAATTTCTTCTTTTGTGATTTCTCTAATATCAAGGTTTGTGAAAACCTCACTACCTGTACCAGTTACTTCGCCTAGATAGTCATGATTGTATTTTTCAATATTTGTTTTCTTAGTATGCTCTGCTTCAATTAGAAACTGCTCCCCAAGCCACTCAGGTGGCGCCTGTAAATAAGTTGTATGGGAGACATATGTATCATCCCTTTTTACTAGAACTTGCCTGTTGCACCAATTTCTTTGTGATTCAGGAGGGTTGAAAGAATAAAAGACACAATACTCATGTCCACCACGCAGAAGCGACTGATTAATATTGGTTATCTTGTCATATGTTTCGAATTCATCACATTCTTCATACCATACGTATTTAACATAACCTATATGGACCTTTGTTGACTTCATTTTTTTAGGTTCATCGGCACCCTTGAATATTATCTGCTGACCTGTTGGCATATAAGTCATTTTTAATTTAGACTCAGGTATTAACCAATCATCTTGAGCACCTAACTTATAGATGCCCCACTTAATCTGTTCATATACTGAATCTCTGAGAGTGTCTTTTACTCTTCTCATGATAACAGCGTTACTCATAACACCTCGCTGAGCATCTCTCATAATGCCTAGAGGTATCTCAACACCTATAAAAGAGGACTTTAAAGAACCACGGCCACCTTTTAACCAATAATGCGTGTAGTCATTGTTTTTTACATGCTTATGAACTTCATAGAAAGCCGGACCAATAGTAGATTTCAAACTAACTTTATTCATCTATATCATCCACGATTACTGTTTTACCATTAGATGTAATATCGACATTATCTTTGAACATACCGAATCTCTTTCCAAGAAGTTCTGCAGCTTTAAGCCTTTCCTTCTCATCCGGAGGCTTCTCAGCGACCTTCTGCATACCATTGCCACTCATCATCAATACCGCTGAGGCTGATTTCCCTCTGAGGACTGATGTAAGATACTCCATCACTTCTTGGATGTCAGCCGTGTTCTCATTATGAATTTCTTCAAGTCTTTTGCTTATATAATCAGAAATATCTTTCTGCTTAAGAAGTGTATTTGCTCTTACTGCTGCAACATTATCATTCTTGATAGTAGTGTATATCGTTTTATAGGCACGAGTACCATTTAGATCTTTCAGATACTCATCTGCAAACAGTCTCTGTTTTTCTGTCATACAATTAATACACCTCCTTAATGATTCTTAATGTGAAAGAAGGACCAAACTGTTAAGTCCGGCCCTCTTATATACATTTCTGTCTAATACCATACTAGCACCTTTTTAAATGCTATGCGCTTCTGATTAATACAGTTTAATACAGTTTAATATGAATTAATCAAGAACAGTTGAAAGTTCTTTAATCGCATCATGAAGATAAGCAAATACAGAAGTATTAGAACAATCCATAATATCAGCAATATCATATATCTCTAAGCATTCTATGTATCGATAGAATAGTACATCTCTTAGAGTCATATTTTCTATACTTTCAACTGACGCTCTTATACTGCTCATTTCTTTAAGATACTTATCCTTCATCATGATGTAATCATTATTTGTTTTTGGCTCTGCGTATGATCCTACTGAAGAATCATCATAAGGTATTGATTTTACATTGATTAGCTTATTATCAATGTATTCTATTCTATGCATCATGTTCTTGTAGTTTTTCAAATACTGTTTAGTTTCTTCTGTAGTCATCGATACACCTCCGAAAAATTATGCAGTCATCAAGATCCAAATAAGTACTGCTGCTATTATTATAATCCAAATCATCATATCTAATCTCCTTTAAACAGACATCATAAACATCCAAAGAATGATAATGAACGTAACGAATACAAATATCATCTTATAAACTCCTTCTGAATAATTTCAAAAACATCAGTTCTCTTAGTTCTTATCTTCTTCTCTGAACCGTCTTTTAATACAATGAACATTGTATTATCTGCAATATGATATATTGTCACGATATCAGAAATATCGCATTCATACTTTCCGAAACGAAGTTTTCCGTATTTCTTCTTTGCTTTAAACTCTTTAAGCTCTTTATATTTTTTATCACGTTCTTCTTCGCTTTTAAAAAACACTTTATTGACAAGATCTCCGTTGTGATTCTCTACAGATATCACAAATAATCCTTCCTTAGTAACACCTTTATAAAGATTGACCTGATTAAGATTGATAATATCGAACCAATCTTCTTTGTGAATATATGGAAATTGTGAGAATTCTATGAAATTTGCTTGTTTTTTATCACAATTTTCCAAATAATCATATACATTTCCTTCTTCTGGCATAACTGATTCAAATGTATCTTCTTTAACAAACAATCTGAAGAAAATATCTTCATGTTTTTTCGGTATATGTTTTGGTCTACAGATATTTGTCTTATTCTTATGATTATTTGTAATAAAAGAAGTACTTACTCCAAACCACTCTGCTACTTCCCTTCCTGTCCCTGCAATCGCAAGATTTCCTCTGATACCATCATATAAATAATATGTCTTGTGTCCTTTTGAAATGATTTCTCTCAGTTTTTCAGAATCGTCAAACTCTGTATCTTTTCTGACAAAAACAGGAAATTTATCTGCTGTCATTTTTCTTTTTAATGCATAATATTTGTTTCTTACAAAATTCTTATCAGCATTGAACATAGCACTTAACTGCTGATCAGTTCCTTCTGCTATTTTCTTGTAATGCCTATCATAGGCACAATAGATTACATTCTGCATTTTTCTTTCTCCAGTTCTCTTATCAAGTTCAGACGTTCTTTTCTAAGTTTAATAAGTTCTTTGTAAAGTTCATTGTTTATTTTGCCAGAAACATTGAAAAGTTCATTGCATTTTTTATTCAAGTCTTCATACTTACAATACAATTCCTTGTTTTCTTTCTTTAATCTTACCCAGTCACAAGTTAAATTCTCATGTCCTTCATAAAGATCTTTATATTGTTTTTCTAATCTAGAACAATACTCTTGTAAGTCTTCAACATATTCTTCTGAATTTCGATAACTAATTTTACTATTAGCCATCTTCATAACTCTATCCATCAGATTCATCTTCAATCACCTCACAATTCTCAAGAATTTCTTTGATTGATATTGGTTCTGAATCTTGCCATTTCACGAATTTAAATAAACGGTCTAAAATAGCTAGAGAACTTTCATAGTCAGCCCAAATCTCTTCCTCTTTGGATGGTTTATTTAAATACAAAAATATACTTCCGTCCTTATCTCTTGCTAAATATGAGGACTCTTTATCTTGAAAAGCATTAAGAAAATCGTATTCAAACTTGGTTAATTTAACAGGCTCTTTATGTTCTGATAAAAACCAATTTATAAAATTCTCTTTTGAATAGAACGGGCAAACTCCTCCGCAACATCCTGTGTCGCAAGGAACTTTGACCCTATTTCTATTTAAAGAGCTATTGAAGTAAGTGCATAAGCAGTTACCATCAACTTCTAATTCCGCAATAAAGTTAGCAACCATTTCTAATTTTTTACTATCTACAAATCCCATTTTATTCTCCGCCTCTTTTCGACTATTTTTCGACTAACTGAACATCTGCAGCATTTTCTTGCGAATTAACAGTGTAGCCAATAACGTAATATTTCTTTTTCAATTCCTCCAGTTCGTTCAAAAACTGCTGATAAGTGAAGTAGGCCACTTTTTTAGTTAAATAATTATTCATTATTAAGTCTCCTTTATGGTTGTTTTGAACTTATATTCAAACAATTTCTTCTTGATTGCATAAACATCTGTTTTTCTGCCTTTTACATCTTCATAGACTGTTGTTCCGTTGACTTCATAGACAAAATCACAGATGTATCGCATCGCTCTTCTTTTTCTCTTCTTTCCATCAACCACAATTTCAAAAGATGGTACCAACTCGACAGGAACCTGAAGACGGAGGTTCTTTATTTCTCCATCCTGTTCCATCTGCTTGAGTACTAAATACCTTCTGGCTTCTTTCTTGGAATCGAATGTGATTCCATCAACTGTTGTTTTTCTTGAATTATACTTGCTCATTCAGACATTCCTTTTCTTTCTCCTAAAGAGCAAACAGCGCAATCACAAGCACTACAAGAATAAATGATAGTACTATGATGATTTTGCAGTCTCTTTTGATTTTCTTGTCTTCCCTGATAGTTTCTTCAAGGATGCTTTTCAAAGAAGAAACATATTTATTATTTCTAATTCTGAAATCTGCATATTCCTGTTTGAGGTCTTCATGCTCCTCCTGCAAATAAGAATATTCTTCTTCTAGCTTTTTATATTTTTCTTCCGCATCCTGAAGAGCTTCAAGATATTGTTCCATTTCTATTTTCAATTTTTTTCACCTTCATTCTTTCAAAATTCATAGTCACTATGATGACGCGTAACGTATATATATGGGGGAATCTTAAATTCCCCATATATTAATACGTACGCAGTCAGCAACTATGTTCTTAAAACTGGACACCGGACATACATATATTTATATATGTGTGTCCACTTACGTATGTCCGCCTGTTTTTTTAATAATTCCTTGCGAATATTCGAACCCCTCTAACTTATTCGACTTTATCCATCTTGTAACTGATTTCCTTAATGCTTCAATAGTTTTACCAGCTACAAGTCCACTGCTTGCTATATCTTTTAATGATGCTTCTCCATCAACATTTAATTGTTCAAATGCATTCAAGAACAATTCAATATTACTTTCTTGTTCTTTTTGCTTTGCTTCATTCATCTTTTCATATTTTGATTTTCTGCTTGATTTATCAGGACTGCAGCCCTTAAGCAGATTATTGTTATCAAGATAATGAAGAGGATATTTAAAGAACACATTGATAGGATCAAATGAAGCAAATTCTCTTAATGTTCCGCTGATCTGTAAAGCACTCATATGATCGACATTGTATAACTGCTTCTCTTTCAGAATCTCCAGTTCAGTCATCTGATCAAAATCAAGCATCTCTGCACAGTAGTTATTCATTGCTTCTAGATCATTTTCATCTGTCTTAAGCGTTTTATAAATGTATGTTCTCCAGTTAGGTACTGCTCTATCAAGCACTGCCTTGATTGTCTCCACTTCTGCTTCTTTTCTGAACTTGTCTTTTACTTCCTTAGGAATATCAAGTTCTATCATGTCTAATAAGGCATCAGGATCTCTTGCGAATACTCCAGAACCGGAAGCTCTGTCCATCGATTTTTTAGAACCCTGTGCACCTTTCGAATGATGATGTGCATATATGACAGATGCACCTGTCGCTTCTGCAATTTTATCAAACTGGTTACAAAAGTTAGCCATCTCTGAAGCACTGTTTTCATCTCCTGTTATTACCTTATAAATAGGGTCAATCACAACTGCTCTGTAGTTTCTTTTCTTTGCTCTTCGGATAAGCTTAGGAACAAGCTTATCTAGTGTTAATGTCTTACCTCTCAGATTCCATGTATACAGATTTTTTGAATGTCTTTTTCTTTCTGGTATTCCAAGTGAATTATAGACATCTTCAAATCTGTGTAGACAGGAAGGCCTGTCTAATTCGAAATTGACATATAAGACATTTCCTTGCTTGCATTTTCTTCCAAACCATTCAGTCCCTTCGGTGATTGCAATACATAATTCAATAAGTGCAAATGATTTACCGGATTTAGAAGGACCAACAAGAAGCATCTTATGACCCTGTCTTAATATTCCAGGAATAAGTTCTTCTGCGTAATCAGGTATATTCTTTAATGAATCAGCAAGACATTCCTCGTCCGGAAGATCATCATCAATTGATTCAATCCATTCTACCCATTCATCATAGGATTCTTTACCCGTATTTGTCTCAATGATGAACTGCTTATGTTCTCCTCTAACAACACCGGGCATTCTTGATAAACGAGAAGGATTCTTGTTCTGACCATCAACTTCAAGACCGTTCTTATCACATATCTTGTAAAGATATGCCACACGTTCCTTATACTCTTTTGAGTCATTAGCTTCTATTTTAACGATTGCATGTATTGACTTAGAGCCACTGTATACAACAGCTGCAACAGGAAGCTCAATCTGATGGATTATAGATAACTGCTTTCCGATATCAATAGAATCAGATTCTACTAATGCATATTTGAATGATGTAATATCCGCATTTCTAACACCCTCACCATTTAAAGGATTGAATCTTATCCATGCTCCTGCTTCCTGATTATAGTCTCCAAGAACTTCACCGATATCATCATGACACTTATGAAGCTTTTCAATCAGTTCTCCAGCAGTCATCTTATATATTCCTCGATTGCCAGGAATATATTTTCCTTTATCATTCTCCATAGACTGCATCACGAAGCCTACGTAATCATCAGTTTCGAATAATGTAGATAGGTATCTGATTAATTCATTTGATGGATGCCAGTCATTGTCAGAAGGTTCTTCTAGTTCTATCGAATCGACAGAATCAGTATCAATGATGCTGCCTATCTCATCATCCCAATCAATAGCACCATCTTTATACTTTTCTTTTACTGGTGGATGCCATCCGCCTCTTTTAGCATATTCAAATATTGTTCCACCTGTCACAACAGCACCGGCTTCTTCATTGAATGAGTTCCATTTAGTGAAGCATTCACCCTTTTTGTATCTGGAATCTGCACTGCTCCATGAATCCCAGTCTTCTGCACTATATCCTTCATGCTTGAGTGCCATTCCCACATTGCACCATTCCTGATAGGAAAGAGAGGAAGGATCTATATATTCAAGAAGTTCTTTTAAATCATATTTTGTCATTTCGGTCCTTCCTTTCTAGAAATTATTGTGGAACATATTCTTTTGGATTCAGTCCGTTAGGCAATTTCCAATTGTTGGATGCAATTCTTGAAATCATGCTAGAAGCAGCTTTAAATGGCCAGTTCCCTACATGCTCGAAGTTATATCTTTCAAGAAGTCTGATCTGCTTTGGTGTTGCAAGATGTGCCTTTCTTCTCATATTGAGCTTTTCAATTAATTTAGATGCATATCCAGCATTAGGAATTTCTTGAGAGAATATTCCTTCGCTTTCCAATAGTTTTAATTGCTTTTCAGTTGGAGGAGTACATTCCCATCCGAATGAAGGAACATAATCCTGAAGATCTTCAGCTTCTATGCTCATTGCATATTGAATAGGATCAACAAGCTTTCTTTTCTTGTGCTTCATCTCTTCAAGCTGTTTCTGCAGTGCCTCTTCTCTTTCTTTGATAATGTCTTTCTTGGCTTCTTCCTCAGCATCCTGTATATCGAATTCCTCTCCAGCATTATCTTCCATCTTTTTTGTCATTCTTTTAGCGACTTCTTCACTTTCACAGATAAGATTAGCCGGGTGACACAGTTCATGTCTTTCTGAATGCCAGAGGAAATCAAGCAGTAATAAATCTTTCTTGCCTGTTTGAGGTGATAGCCTTGTACCTCTCCCAACCATCTGAGAATAGAGACTTCTCACTTTAGTTGGTCTTAATACAATTACACAGTTAACATCAGGACAGTCCCATCCTTCAGTCAGAAGCATCGAATTGCATAGGACATTGTACTTATTCTCTGCAAAGTCTTTTGTAACTTCTTCTCTGTCTTTTGATGAACCGTTTACTTCTGCAGCTTTAAATCCATTTTCATTTAATAGTTTTGTAAACTTTTTAGATGTAGCTACAAGAGGAAGAAAGACAACTGTCTTTCTATCCTTGCAGTACTTTTTCATTTCATTGATAATACCCATCAGATAAGGGTCTAATGCACTTCCTACATCACTTGCCTTGAAGTCCCCGGCACTCATTGATACACTGCTCAGATCTAATTCAAGAGGAATAGTCAGTGCTTTAATTGGTACTAGATATCCTTCTTTGATTGCTTCTGGTAATGTGTATTCATAAGATAATGTTTCAAAGTATCTGCCTAGATTCTTCTTATCACCTCTATCCGGTGTAGCAGTTACTCCAAGCACTCTTGCATCAAAGTGTTCAAGTACTTTCTGATAGCTTGATGAAAGCACATGATGCGCTTCGTCAATGATGATTGTGTCAAAATAATCCTTTGGGAACTTAGATAATCTTTTTGCTCCCTGAAGCGTCTGAACGCTTCCGACAACGATTCTATTCCATGAGCCTATGCATGTCTGTTCTGCTTTTTCTACAGAACATTCTAGCCCTGTCATTTTTTTGATTTTGTCAGCAGCCTGTTCTAGAAGTTCTCCTCTATGTGCCATGATCAGGACCTTATTTCCTTCTTTTACACAGTCTTCTGCAACTTTGGCAAATACAATCGTCTTGCCGCATCCAGTAGGAAGAACAAGAAGGGTCTTTTTGATGCCCTTCTCTTCCCATTCTTTAAAAATAGAATCATGTGCTTCCTGCTGATATTTTCTTAGCTGCATTATTTACTCCAGTTTCCCCATTGATTTGGCTGAGACTGAATATTATCTAAAGAAGGAACGATAAACTCTTTTACATCATTGTATGTATTGCCGTTATATTCTCTTGGTGCAATCTTGGCTTTTCCTGTTTTTCCAATGATTTCATTCCATGCCATTCGGCATGGTTCTCCTTTTCTTTTCAGACCGATAGCCTCAAAGAATTGAGAAATCTTCCATTCAATGCTTCTGTGTAGAACTAATTTAGTTGAAACATCAACTTCCTTGCCTTCATAATTGATAGTTAATGTAATAACTGCCATATTGCAGACAGGAAGCTTTCCCTGTCCGGAAGTCTTCTGTCTTTCAAACGGCTTCTTGATGATGAAATCATAGATTCCCTCTGGAAGTGTGACAAATTCACTGTCCTTTACAATTTCCTCATTCCAGTCCATTGCTCCATCGTTATGGTTGTTCTGATAATTATTCTGATAATCCATATTTATATTCTCCTTTTATTTAAAATTGCATTTCATTTTCTACTAGTGCACCTAGGAATTCATTCCATGTACTGATAAGATATGACCAGAAATCGCTAGGTATGTTTTCAACAGGTGTATCTTTCGGAAAGATTCCTTTAGCAAATATTGCATCCATCATTCTTTCAATGCTTATTTCATTCTGCTTCATGAGATCCACAAGCTGAGAAGGAAGCTTCTTATATTCATCTGATTCAAAATCAATAGCACTTACAGAAGGTGAGTATGTTTCTGCTCCGATAGGTTCAGCTGTCGGTTCCTCTTTTGATGTATTATCTACAGGTTCAGCGATTGCTTTTTCAATAAGTGGTTTGATTACCTGATAATCAAAATCGCACATTTCTGGGAGATCGTCTCTGTTCTTAGCATCCCAGCAAGCATTATGTACTGTGTACATCACTCTTCTGTTTCCTGATACTTTTGTCTTTCCCTTCTCGTCTTTTGTCACGAATGTCTGATAATTTGCAAATAGGACCATGTCTGCCCATTCCTTTACAAGAGGTGCAGTCTGTGAAGCGGTCTTCTTTCCGAGCTTTAATTCATATCTATCAAAAGCACCGCTTTCATCTGGCTTTTCAAATTTTCTGATTTGGGCATGTGCAGTAAGAACAACATTCACACCTTTTTCAATAACATCATCTAATCTGTTAAGAAGTCTGCCGAATTCTTCTTTTGTGTAAACATAGCCATTGCCATAGCCGAAGTCTTCGATACCTTTCTTCTGATACTTATCGCATATGTGCTGAACGATAAGAGATTCTCCCCAGTCAATAGAATCAATAACTAGCGTTCTACAAACTGTTGTATTCTTCTCAATGATGTAATCAATTTCCTGTTTAAGCATTTCATAAGAAGTCGGTTTAGGAAGTCTCTTGATATCTAATGATCTTGTAGATCCTTCTGTATCGATAAATAAAGGGTCAGGGAAATGAGAAGCAAAGGTTGACTTACCAATTCCTTCAGGACCGTAAACAACTACTTTATAAGGTTTCTGGACTGTTCCTTTTGTGATTTCAAAATCCATTACCATTTCACTCCTTCCCATTTATTTTCAGTGTGTTCTTCTTTTTTGATGTACCCATCCTCAATGATTACAGAACATTCATCACCTTGAGATACTCTTGTAGCAATCGCCTGTAATCCTTCTTTTTCAAGCCAAGCACCAAATTCTTTTAAAGTTTTCATATCCATCTGTTCCAACTTATCTAACAATACGAATCCACATTTAGGATTGATTGATTTGCAGATTGCAGTTGCGACCTTTAATTGCTGTGACCCTGACATGTTATCCCAGTTCTGTCCATGATATGTAAGTCTTCCTTCTTCTACTGATAATCCTTCAAGAGGAAGATCTGCATTTTCCAATAATTTAACCTTCTGGTCTTTTACTTCATTTAAAGCAGCAGTGTAGTCATCATATTCACTCTGCAGTTCTTCATACTCCTTGTATGCTCTTTTTCTTTCGGAATTGGCTCTTACTTTTGAATTGATCTCTTCAATTGAAGAAATCTGTTCTTCGATTGGCGATGTATCGATATCAATCAGTGTTTCTAGTTCAGTGGAAGCTTCTTCTGCTTCTCTTGATGCTTTTTCTGCTTCTTCTTTGGCTTTTAGATATTCTTTTTCGATATCATCAAGCTTCTTCTTAAGATAGGAAGCATTCATTCCTTTGTTCTTTGCTTCCTGTCTGATCCTTTCATTATCAGCATTAACCTTCTGAATCTTCTGCTGCTGATCAATAAGCTCCTTGATATCTAGCAAGGCTTCTGGGGCTTCTTCAAATACAGGCATGTTTTCATATGCTTTCTTCTTTCTGTCTTTGATTCTTCCTGTTTCTGTACGATTCTGATAGAAAGCTTTTTCTTTCTGTTCCAGTTCATTAAGCTGTTCACCAACTCCAATGACTTTTAATAATGTAGCGCTTTTATCTTTATCGTTCATCTGCATGAACTTTGGAAGATCTAGCGCAAATTCACTGATGAACGAATCAAGAAGCCCTTGTGTTCCTTTAAGGCCTGATGGATCAGTTACCTTTAGAGCGCCTGCCTTACCTTTTCTTTCGACCACAATTCCGTTTGAAAGAGTTATTTTAAGAGCTGCAGGAATGCTAGAACCTTCTCGTGTTGGCTTGGATGGCTTGTATTTATTGCCGCCTAATGCCCAAGTGATTGCATCAAGTACTGATGTCTTTCCTTGTGCATTATCACCACCGATGATTGTTAAGCCCTTTTCAGATGGCTCTAACTGTACTGCCTTAATTCTTTTAACATTCTCTAGCTCGAGAGAATTAATCTTAATCTTATCCATTTAGTTAGTCTCCTTTTCACACTTGAATCCTTCAAATAAAGAATCCAAATCACTATCAATGCCGATAATTTTGATAAGTGCTCTTGATGCGTCCTTTGGTCTTTTCCAGATAAATTCAACGATTTGTTTGAACGTTTCGTTCTTTGGGTCATCCTCATTTGTTAATTGACCTTTTTTAAATGCGTCAATTAAAAGTGACATCATCAATAGCGTTTGATAATTAGTACCACCGTTTGAAATGTGAACACCTCCGTCAAATGTTTCAACTTTAATAAATGCTTTCTTTTCCATAATTTTCTTCTCCTTTATTTATTTCTAATAACAACTAGCATGTACTCAACCACTAATAAGTTCATGCTTAATGAAGCGACACTTAATAACTTCATTTCTGTGACATTTAAATTATTCCCTGTAACAATTCCTGAAAAGAAACTTGCTAATACAATTAGATTAGAGACAATAATAATAATTTTTTCAAATCTGTTCATTTGAAAATCCTTCTTTCTGTGCTATAATTAACACGCAATTTTGATATTTTTTTAAGAACACACGATGGCTGTCGTGTGTTCTTTTTTTATGCTCATAAGCACTTAGCGCCAAAGAAAGCATTTATTTGATCAACAGACAAATTATTTAAAAAGGATTGATATATTCAATGTAAGATACACATACGAAGGGTATTTCCAAAAAAATGAAAACAAAACATTCTACAATAATATTATTTGCCTTCTTTGGCCTTAGGTGCCTACGAGCGACTAAAGCTACTTATTCAATTGTCTTTCTTTTAGTGAGCTCCTCTACCACTGCTGCAATTAACTTATCTGAAGGAGCTCTATAGTAATTGTTCATGTAATCGAAGAAAGCCTTACGTGGAATGTAAGTACTTCTTTTACCTGAGTCATGTTTTACTACTGACCCAGGCATTACGCCCTGTTGGATTGCGTTAATGATGAAGTCACGGCTTTTGTGGGTAATCTGCATGACTTCCTCAACGCTGATACTCCATTCATCCATGATGATCACTCTCCTAATTCTGCTCAATGATTGGAAGAATACCGTTCTTTCTAAGAAGTTCATACAAGAACAGTCTTCCTTTCTGTGTCCATTCTGTTTGCATTCTCACATCAGAACGGCCGTCACTTCTTGTGATATTGATAGTTCTAGAATGTGTGTAGCCTTTGTTCTGATATTTGCTATATAGAAGCCACTGGCCACCTTGCTTATATTGAACACCCAACTCATGAAGTTTCTTATTCATCGTTGGGGCTCCATAGCCATAATCCTTAGCAATCTGAGAAATCAATACTAATGACTTGCTCTGAAGAATCTGATCATAATAATCGGCTTTTGGCTTTAATTCATTTAGCTGCTGATCCTTCATCTTGTTTTCAAGTTCTAGCTTTTCATTTGTTTGAAGGAGTGCTTGAACTTGCTTTCTTGAATATTCAAGAGCCCTGTTCATTACTGCTTCTGGACTGTTCCATTTTCTTTCGAGTTCTAGGAAGTACTGTCTGATCTGTTTACCCTTCTCACTTCTTTGGATCATTGCAATTTCTTTTGCCATATCTAGAGTGATTTGATAATCTTGAAGTTCTTGATGAGCTTGGGTGTTAAAAACTTTACGCCCTAAATAATCAACGTTTTCTTGAAATCCATATTGGTTCATACGTTCAAACCAATTCCCAAATCTTTCAGTAACTTCTAAAAACTTATGAAGTTCTCTTGCTGACAGTGTGATTCTGTCACTGTCATAATTAACTCTTAATAATTCGTTCATTTCTTTTTTCTCCTTTCTTGAATGTGCATTGTGAATGAACATTTTGATTAAAAAAAA